CAAGAACCTCGTGAACTTGATGAGGCATATGACAACAGACTGCAGCGATCTGTTTTGTCTCCGTATTACGTTCGCCTTGAAAGGATGTTGGCGGGCATGCTCACGCGAAAGCCTGTTCGGCTTGATGACGTCTCAGATCAGATTCGGGAGCAGTTGTTTGATGTAGACCTGCAGGGCAACGATCTGCAGACATGGTTGTTTGCGACGGCAAGAGTCTGCATTCGTTACGGCCACGTTGGCGTTCTTGTTGATGCCCCGAAAGCGGGGGACAACGGCAGGCCCTATTGGGTGACGGTGACGCCAAGAGATATTTTGGGGTGGCGCACTGAGCTGGCGAACGGGGAGCAAAAACTGACCCAACTGCGACTTCAGGAAAAGATTCTTGTCCCTGACGGCCTTTATGGCGAGAAAGAGATCCTGCAGGTGAGAGTGCTGACGCCTGGCGCATTTGAGATTCATCAAAAAGACGCCAAGGGCGATTTCCAGATTGTTGATGAGGGCCGCACAAGCTTGAGTGAGATCCCGTTCAGCGTGGCTTACTCAAACCGGATGGGTGTTCTGGAATCACTCCCACCATTGGCTGACATTGCCGAGCTGAATCTGCAGCACTACCAGACGCAAAGCGATCTAAGCAATCAGCTGCATATCAGCGCAGTTCCAATGTTGGCGCTGTTCGGATTTCCCGCCTCTGCCGAAGAAATTAGCGCTGGCCCTGGCGAGGCGATGGCTCTTCCCGAGGGAAGTGATGCACGATATATCGAGCCAGCAGGCAACAGCTATGACGCCCAGTTCCGTAGGCTGGATCAAATTGCGTCTCAAATAAACGAACTGGGACTGGCTGCAGTTCTTGGCGCAAAGCTTGTTGGTGAGACGGCTGAAGCCAAGCGGATTGATCGCAGTCAAGGCGACAGCACCATGATGGTTGTCGCCCAGCAGATGCAGGATCTGATCGACAATTCTCTTCGTTTCCATGCTCAGTTCATGAACGAAGCAAACGCGGGCAGCAGTTTGGTCAATCGTGACTTCATGGGAACCAGGCTGGAACCTCAAGAGATCCAGGCCCTGCTGCAGCTTTACACCGCCGGCACCATCACCCAGGAGACCTTGCTTCTTCAGCTTGAAGCCGGTGAGGTTTTGGGTGACGACTTTGATGTTGAAAACGAGCTGGAGGCAACGCAAGCAGGTGGGTTGATTGACTCAATTGAGGCTCCCCAGCAGCCTGAGCCCTCCACAGAGGCCACAATGCCAGAAGCGGATGCCGAAGTCGATGAGCTGGCTGGATAACCTTCGGAAGCCTGAGCCACCGAGGAGGCAGTTGCTGTTCTTTGCGAACGAGGATCTTGCCAATGAATATTTTGCAGTGATCCGTTTGACATGGTTTGATCAAGGCAAAGTTCGCTCCGTTAGTGAGTCGCACATTCATCTTTATGACCTAGATGCACGAGCTGAATTTCACAGCACAGTCAAGGCTGCGTTAAGGGCAGGGGCAGATGTTTCTGCTCTATCTATTGCGGCTGCGTCCGAGCTTGGAATTGAGCCGTCATGAGTACCCCCGCGGAGCTTTATCGCAATGCAATCGATCTCAATCGATTTAGCAACGGTGTTGCCAAGCGAATTGCTGCTGCATACAACGATCTTGTTTTGGACGCTGTTGATAAGCTTCGTGGCATTGATGAGCTTGCAGCGCCTGCAAAGGCTGCACGGCTTCGGGCGATCCTCGCGCAATTAAAAGAATCGCTAGAGGGCTGGGCGGAGGCAAGCACCGCAATTGCAATTGAGGAGCTGCAGGGCTTGACTGTTTTGCAATCCGAATTTGTAGAGGAGCAGCTGCGCAAGGCTCTGCCTATTGAGTTGCGTGATCAGATTCGCAGCGTTCAGATCAGCCCGCAATTCGCTAGATCTGTCGCAACTGTAGACCCAACTGCGATTAACGTCGTGACTCTCAGCGACGATTTACAAGCGGCGGTAGCAGGAGCGCCTCAAACGTTCACGCTGACGGCTGCACAAGGAACGACAATCACTCTCCCAAACGGAAAGGTTCTTGAAAAGTCTTTCAGGGGCTTAGCAACCTCGCAAGCCGATCTATTTGCAAAGACAGTGCGAAATGGGCTGCTAACTGGTGAGTCAACGGACAAGCTCGCTCGACGCTTGAAAGGCAGATTGCGTTTTGGGCAGCCTGGAAGCGCAAGGCAGATTGCGCAAGCGGGCGGCCAAGTTACTTCAGTAGCAAATCACCAAGTTATGGCGCTCGTGCGAACGAGCGTTAATCAGGTTGCGAACGAAAGTAGTCAGCAGGTCTACAAAGCAAACCAAGACATCACCAAGCGTTATCGCTACGTCTCAACGCTCGACAGCCGCACGTCACCAATTTGTCGCGCCTTAGATGGACAAGAGTTTGAATACGGCAAAGGCCCAAAGCCGCCACAGCATTTCAACTGCCGCTCGACGACCGTTCCCGTGGTTGATTATGAAAGCTTGGGCGTTCCGCCGCCGCCGCCAGCAAAACGTGCAGCACAGGGTGGCATGGTTCCAGAAGACCAGTCCTATGGCGAGTGGCTTAGCAGGCAAAGCAAGGAGAGGAGAGCCGAGATCCTTGGGCCGGAGAAGGTTAGTTATTTTGATCGGCTGTCAAAAAAATATGGTCCAACGGACGCGATCCGTAAGTTTGTAAGCGAAGACGGGTCAGAGCTAACGTTGGATCAGTTAAAACGCCGTTACTCCAATGGCTCTTCCAGCTAAGTATCAATTCAAAGCTCAAGGTGCTGAGGCTAAGCCCAAAGCACCAGCCAAGAAGAAAGCTGCTAAAAAGGAAGCACCTACGGAGGCTGACTGATGCCTAGCGGACCTGGTACCTACGGCTCAAAAATGGGTCGGCCCCCTAAAAAGAAGAAAAAGAAGGGAGGTAAGAAAAAATGAAAAAGGGTTCTCGCGTTAGCTGGGTCTATCAAGGCAAGCGCACCTTTGGCGTTGTAACCAGCGTCAAGGGAGAGGGGTCTTACAGCATCAAAGGGCCGACTGGCGGCACCGTGACGCGCCGTGGTGCCAAAGGTGATCCAGTTATCGCCATCAAATCTGAAAGCACCGGCAACCCAGTGCTGAAGAAGCGTTCGCAGCTTAAAGCCGCTCCTAAAAGAAAGTGACTATCAAGCGTGGGGGACACACGTTCAGCGGTTTTGACAAGCCGATCCGAACGCCTGGCCACTCAAGTGGCAAGTCCCACGCGGTTGTCATTAAGAAAGATGGCAAGCCGAAGCTGATTCGGTTTGGTCAGCAGGGGGCAAGCACAAAACCGCCTCGTAAAGGCGAGAGCGCAGCCGACAAGAAAAAGCGCGCAGCGTTCAAGGCAAGGCATGCCAAGAACATCGCAAAGGGCAAAACCTCTGCGGCTTGGTGGGCAAATAAGGTGAAGTGGTGAGTTGTTGTTAAGCTTGGCGCGCAATTAACCTTACGGGTTATTCATGGCTGAAGAGCAAATTCAAGAGACTACGTCTCCAGAAGCTCCTGACAATTCTGAGCTGGATGCATTGAAGAGCAGCATTCAAGCATTGGAGAAAAAGAACTTTGAGCTGATTGGCAAGCTCAAAAGCGCAAAAACAATTCCTGACGGCGTTGATGTCCAGGAATTGCTTGAGTTCAAACGGAGCGTTGAGCAGAACAAACTTGAATCAGAAGGCAAGTACACTGAGGCGCGTCAGGCTCTTGAGCAGCAGTTTCGCGAAGCCGCTGAAGCCAAGGACAAGCGGATTGCTGAGCTTGAAGCACGTGTGCGCGAGCTAGAGCTGATTGCACCTGCGAACACAGCATTGGCGGATGTTGTGCATGATCCGAGCATCGTATTCAAAGCGGACTTTTTAAAGCCGGATCAAATCGAGCGCGAAGCTGACGGCACCGTTGTTGTGGTCAATGGTTACGAGCGCAAGCCTATTGGCGAGTGGGCCAAGACGCTGCCTAGTTACATGCAGAAAGCACCTAAGCCACAGGGTGGCGGCGCGCCGGCCGGCCGCTCGACTACAGGTGACATCCCAAGCGGAACCAAGAACCCGTTTGCGAAAGAATCCTTCAACCTCACTGAGCAATCACGTCTGTTTCGCACAGATCGAGACATGTATGAAAGGTTGAAAGCTGCTGCTAACCGTTAATATGCAAATTAAGGCAAAGCTACGCCGCGCCAAACGGGTTACGCCCACACCGTAAACATTCTCTG